CATCTACACATAAATATATAGATTTAGGTGATATTGTAATATTATCTATTATTATATCAGTTTCAGTTACATTTTCTTTAATATTATAATCTCTAATATTTTTATTATTTTCTAATTCTGATATAATTGCTTCTAAAGTCCCACTTGCATTTAAAGATAAAGATAATTTTCTTCTTTTTCGCAAAGCCGTATCAGTTTCCCCATCATTACCTAAAATACCATCAGTTAAATTATTTACACTATCCCAACCAGTTATTTTTTGCAATATTCTATTTACAGTATTTGCAGTACATGGTATAACCCCAGTATTTACTGATTTAAAAGTTGCTGTTATAGTACCACCAACTGGTATTATTATTTGTGCTATTGAATAAAATCTATCACCATTTGTATTTAAAACAATGCTATTAATTGGTATAATTGTATTAGGTAACCCCGTTATAGTACAAGTTACAACTGATGATATAGGTGGTAACCTTGTGATTTGATGAAACGCACATAAGCCATCAAGATATTTACCACTAGCAAACGCAGGATCGTATATGTTGCTTTGCAATTGTGCTTTTGTGTTTTCAACCTCAATTGCAATCTGTGTTAATTCTGCTATAAGTTGCCCTAAAATACTACTTGGAGATAATGAAGGATTTTTTAATACATTTACAAATACTTGTTGTATTTCTTGAATAATTTGTTCTGCTGTTTTATTTACATAAGACATTTATATCTCCAAAATAATCGGGTGGGATTGGTTTTGTAATTCTATTTCCACATTTAATTTTAATTGCCTATTGCTATCAATAAAATACTCAATATTGTTAATATTTTTCACACCGTATTCTTTTTTTTGAGTAGCATTTAAATAATTGTTTTCATTTTCAATTGCATTGGTAATATGATAATTTATTAAATTTGCATCTAAATGCGGATTTGATAATAAAGCCAAATATGGTATGCCTAAATTAATATTAAATTGATATTCACCTATCCATAATTTAAGTGCTGAAGTTATATTCTGTATTAATTCAGTTGCTTTATCTACAGTAGCCAAATCTCCAGAACTATTTAAATAAATATCCCAATTTTTATTAAGTGCCAAACCCGTCATACCACACCTCCTGTATTATTAGTTCCAGATTGCACCCCGCTATGAGTATGTGCTTTGAATGGAGAACCATTTATATTTAAATCACCGCTTGTCGTAGATATATTACTACCGCTTATCGTGGTATTACCACCTGTTACACTTGTGGCAGCCGTGATTGTACTTGTACCTTCTACCGCACCATCTAATTTAATATTGGGTGCTTTTATCGTTGCTAATGTATTGGCTTCTACTTTTACATTATTACCCTTAACCGTAGTGTCCCCCGTGGTTATTATATTGATTGGTTTATTAACCCCATTAATATCTACACCATCTTTGGTTATTTTAACAAAAATTGACGGGGCTTGTCTGCCAATTATACCTAATATTATACCATCATTATGATTAAATAACCTAGCACTTGATGGATTAGACCTTTTCTTTTCTTTCTTAACCGCTGTTATGTCTCTTTGTACATAACCAACCACTACAATATCGCCTACAATTGGCTCTACTACAATACCCGCAATACCGCCTCTTATTTCTAGTTTAGGTATATTAAATTGTATAGGTGGTTCATATGGCACCCCATCATGCCCTATTTGATATGTAAGACTTTTTACATCAAACGAACCATCTGCATTAATAACCTCAATCTCACATAATAATATTGTATTTATTTGTTTTAATTTATTATTAATTATATATTCCCATTGGTTGGCTTCATTAAATAATAAATTTTGATTAATATCTGTTGCTAATTTCACTTTTAACCTCTATAAGCATAAGTATTTAATTTTAATCGCAATTCCCAAGCCTTACCTCTATTTTGTAATATTGCTACTAATTCATTTATATACCATTCCGTTGATTTTAAAGTCTCCAAAGTATCAGCATATGGATCCTCAACCCCCAAATCTTTCTCTTGATTACCCAACTCTACATCATTTATCGTTAAGTTACTAAATGATAATAACTTTATCTTAGCACCCCATCTAATCATTGGATTAAATCTCACTCGTATTGATATACCAAGCGGTTCTACTGTAGGATAGCCTAACAAACCGTTGTATTTGCTTATAGTCAATTCTTGAGTATTGGGGTTTTCATCCATGTTATATATTACTAAATAAGGTTCATCTATTTTATATTGCAACCCCGCCTGTGTGGTTAATTGGTCTAACTGATTACGAAGGCTACCCGTTGTACTAAAATTATCAATTTGCAAATTAGCATTAATATTTATTGGTTGATATATTAATTCTATTCCCGTTTGTGTTTTGTAATTTGTTAAAATCTCTTGAATTAAATCTTTTACTAAATGCGTATCTTTTGCTTCTAAATTTGGCAAATTAGTATTACCTAATGCAAACATATCTTGAGACATTATTTTAAACGGACGGCTTGGATTATTTCTATCTACAAATGCTGTAAATATTTGTCCTTTATACACAATAGGTGGTAACCCATCATCATTTAACTCGTACCCAGCGTATATTTCTACGCTGTTCGTTGGTAGGTATGAACCTGTAAAATATTGCAATTTAGTTAATTGTTTTATATCGCTATTTAACATACCAAATATTGTTACCATAGCATTTGTAATAAGCACCCCAGTACTTTTACTAAATATAACTTCCATTGTTAAGCCATCAGGACTACCATCGATTAATTTGGTATTAGACTGGGTGCTTTCAAATACGCCTTGGTCTAATATTAATTTAATAAATAAATACCGTGTAGGTAATACATCACTCATTATTTATCCTTGTAATTTAAAGTGCATGTAACACCAAAATTTTTATAAAATGGTTCCGCTCCATCAATATCATAAAAAAATAAATAACCTTTTAAATTATTATAATACCTATTTATAATAACTTCATTATTACACTTTATCCCTGTGTCATAAATTACATTGTCAATTAATAAATCACAAAATAAATAATTGTTTTTTGTATATAATATTAAATCTATTGTTTGTTGGTTAATAATTGTTCTTAATTTTTGATTTGGCAATTGCCTCAAAGGTATTTCTCTTATCACGATGGTGTTACCTCTTTTGTTGTTTCTTTTGTGGATACAGTCCCATTGTCTTTACTTGCTCCATTTTCTGGATTTTCTACATCGTCCTCAGGCAACCCATCAGGATTATTAGTACTTATTCTTATCTCTTGGAATACTAAATTTGCAAATAAACCAACTCCGTCCCTTAATTCATAATCAAATTGTTTTAATAACAAATCTTTATATATTTTTAAAACAGGATATTCATTCATTATTGTTAATAATGTTGTATTATTTCTACTATACTCTTGTAAAGATTTAATTACTTTATTAGTTTTATTTCTTAAATTTTCTAAATTGTCTTTTTTGCTTGTAACAAATGGTGTATAAATTGCTTGAATAGATATCGTAAAAGGTGTTGATTGAATACTATCGCTACTAAAATCTCCCGCTTCTAATGGTTCGTAAGGTATATTGCTTACATTATTAAATTTAAAATCTCCTAATGCTGTGAATTTAAATACAGTCTCATCATCAGCTTCAGCCTCAGTAGGTTTTTTTAATTTTAAATATTCATTCGTATAAATTTTAAAATTAAATTCTTTCTGTTTTTTACCACTAAAAATATTCATAATTTACCTTAATAACCAAAACTATTCATAAAAGACATAGGATTATTTAAATTATTCTTACCACTAAACACATCTATAAAATCTTGCGGTGATTTTATCATCGGTAATGATACATTACCAATACTAATACTCTGATTACTTGTTTTATTTGTTATATTACTTGTATTTTGTGTATTACCATATTGCATTTTATCCATTGCATACTGATATTGCTGTGCTGGTAAGTTGCCTATTCTTGATAACACGTTACTTGCATAATCAGACACCCCCGTACTTTTCCATTGATTAAATTCATTCATATGCCCGTGATAATAAGCCAAAGCACCCGCTATATTACCACCACTTAACTCTAAACCTTTTTGCATTCTTATATCCCGCATTTTTCTATTTAAAGCAGGGTCGAACATCTCTTTATTACTCGGTGTATATCCCAATGCATCTTTCGCTGCGTCTTTATGTAATTGATATAACCCAAAAGCCTTACCATTGTCTCCCACAATGTTTGGGTTGCCACCGCTTTCTTGCATCATCTGTGCTTGTGCTATTAATTCGCTATCACCATGTAATCCCATTGCTTGTAATTTTAGTTTAGTTGCACTGTATAAATCTTTTATTTTATTAATTGTAGGGCTACCATTTGTCGCTTTTTCAATTTTTGAACTTTTAAATGCATCAAACAATGCCCCCGTTTTTGAACCAAGAGTATTAATAAAATTTAAAGACGGTATAATAACCTTAGTTAAAGTCTCAGCCAACGGTAAAAATGCTGTGCCAATTGATAATTTTAATTTATCAAATTGCTGTGTCATATCAACCAATTGCTCGTTCAACTTCATAAAATTATTTTTGTCTTTATCTCCCATAATACCTACTTTTGCTTTTTCTTGCAATTTTGCGTATTCTTCATTTGATAATTTTAGCAATGGTAGTAATTCTGGACTAATGCCTAAAGTGGATAATATGGTTCGTTGTTGTTCTTCTGACTTACCTTGCATGGATTTTCGAATATCGTTAATAATATCAGCCGTATTTCGTAATGAACCGTTACTATTCCTAGCATTTATACCAATTCTATTTAAAGCACCCGCAAACTGTGGATTAGCACCAGTGTTAAGTGATATTAATTGTTGCTCCATCGTAGCAAATAAGTTATTAAGGCTTTCAACTGGTATCCCTAGTCTTTTCGCCATATTACCAAATATTTGTAAGTTTGTAGTCGAAACCCCTGTTATATTAGATAAATTATTTAACCTAACTGCTGTATCTTTTAACCCCGTCATTAAATCAGCAATGCCTTTTACAGCCAATACCCCACCAATTGCTACACCTAAACTTTTTAAATTATTAGCAAATGAAACTACCCCAGCATTTTTTATATTTTTATTAAAGTTAAATAAAGTTTTATTAAATTGCTTAAACTTTTCATCTGTTTTATTGGTGCTATTTTTTAGTTTTTCATGAACTTTGTCAGCCTCTGAAACCATTTCTTTTAATTTATTTTTAGCATCTTTATTTTCTACAATAAATTGTAATATAAACTTATCTAAAATATTCTCAGCCATTCTTAACTTTCTTTATTATTTTCATGTAACACCATATTATTATAGTTATTTGTTAATACAATGTCAAATAATTTTATACATTCATTATAAGATATATCATTTAACTCAAGATAACTACATATTTTATTACTTATTAATACCCCAATAATTTGAGGCATTACATATTTAACCATTCCATGCGTATCTATTTTTGTACTTGGGCTTATTCTGAATTTTTGCCCGTTAGTTCCAAAAAATCGTTATATACCTCTGTAAAAGTAAGTTTTAATACTTCATATATCAATTTACCTAAAGTAACCGCACTTTTAACATATAATTCAGTGTTTTCTTCAATTGACACAAATTGATTAAGTGAATTTGTAACTTTTACATGTTTTAAGATTAATTTATATAATTGCTCTTGCTGTTCTAAACTAGCATTTGATAATAACTCATAAATAGTGTTAATAAAAAGATAAACGGGACTAATATTATCAATCTTATCTTTTTCATTTGCATCGCCTGTTTGTAATACCAAATTTAAAGAGTTAATTAATTCATCTTTTTTTATACACTTAGTTAGCATTGGTAAAAACTTCATGAGCACCGTCATTGCGGACATTTCAGCAATAATAAATTGCTTTTCTTCTTTTCTGTCTTTTATTTTTATTGTTGTTGTGTTAAACATAATATCGCCTTTCTATTATTAAAGATTGCCTAAAAGTTTGTGAGAAGTGGCTAGGCAATACCACTTATTGGTTCTAGATACCTATCTCACAAATATACTATAATATACCAGCAATGCCAGATGCTAAACTCAAAACGCTACCAAGTGCCGTCTCATCAACTTGTGCCGCGCTAAATGTAAAAGTTACTTGACGAAACTTATCCGCAAATTCACCACCTTTATATTTGGTAGTAAAAAAAGCATTAGTGTAAGTACTATTATATAAATTAGATGGGCTAGTTACATTTATAGTAACTGGATAACCTGCTCTTATTAATTTTTGCTTATCCACTATTTCTTTTAATTTTAATTTGCCAGTTGCATTTGCTTGTAAAGTAATTTTTCCTACAATTGGTTTTGGTTTATAAGAAGTAACAATTGAACCATCCATTGTCATTGCAACTTCTAAATCTTCCACATCATCTATTTCTAATATTTCATTTTCGCCAAATCCTTCTGCTAAAATTGTCGGAACTGAACTTAAAGGTGTTGTTATAGTAATTAAAACATCACCCGCTGTTGCATTTAAATATAATCCCATTTATTTTACTCCTATGCAATATAAGTATTTGTGTTATTAATTGTAAAGGCCCCGCCGTTGTTTGCATACCATAGTTGTAATTTTATGGCAGGACGGTTTGCTCTTTCGCTCGGTGCAGGTGGTGTTATTTTTATATAATAACCATTGTTAGTTAATAATCCGCTTACATCTATACCAGCCTGTTGTTTCAATATTGCTTTTTGTGCTTCATCAAAAGTTTTACCAGTTTGCACTACGCCATTTGTTAAACCTTTATTCATCACATCAATAACAGAAGCTTTTAATAAATTCTGTCCTATTTGACCATAATCTAACTTACCTACACTAGCCAATAAAGTCGCTTCAGCAATTTGTATTTGGTCCGCTAACCATGCATTGTTTGCTTGATTATCCATGAATTTATAAGAACCTGTGATATATCCATTGCATGATAACCTAAACTCGCTATTCGCACTGTTAAAATTACCGTAAAAATTCACTTTCTTTTGTATCAACGCTTCATAAGAAGTATCGCTATTTGCTGACACCGCTAACCCACTTTGCTGTTTGTCTGATAATAATATCGTTGTATTTGTGCCAGTATAATCAACTCCCGCTATCATGCCACCAAAAAACGCTGCATGTGAATAACTGTTATATACAATACTTACTCCAGAGTAATTATATTGGTCTAAAGCATATTTCATTGTGGCATTGTTATTTAAAACTTCCATGTTAGCCTCATTGCTCCAAGCAATATAATTATATTTAGGGAATTTGCCATTACACCAACTCGCTAAAGCTAAAAATTCTACATAACCAACTTCTGTGCTTACATTCCATAAATTAGTAAAAGAGTACCAATTTTTAGTTACCGCCAATATTTTCTCCATATTTTCAGCAGGTGTTAAGGCTATTGAACCTTGTGATAATACAGCACCATCAGTTTGTCTCAATTTTAATAATGAACCAAGCCCAATACCTGTACTATCAACTACATAACCTACCGTTGATGTACCAGAAGTTACAGCATTGCTAATTGTAAAAGCCTCAGTAGTGCTATCATAAACAACAGTCGCATTTGTTAAAGTGCCACTCCTTATGTCAGCCTGTAATAAACTTGCTACATCTGATAAACTTGTAGCACTTGATAAATCAATTGTTGTTACATTTACAGTAGCCCCATCAAATATCAACGCTAAAGAACCCGCAGTTATCGCTTTCAATGCACTCAATTTATCTATACCAACTATACCACCACGAATATATGGTGCTATTGCAGTATCAATATATCGTGCAAATCTAATAAATCTCGGCTTACTTGGTGAATTATCATAACCTTTAAAATAAGAATTTGCAAATATATATTCGTCGCTACTTAACCCAAAATACTCACCCACCAACTCAGCAGAAGTGAAAGGTAGCACAGATTGTGTAGTATTATTTGGTATTAGTGAATTTTTTGTTAGTACTGTGGTTACTAAATCTAAACCCGTGGTACTAACATCAATAACAGCATTTGTTATTGATATTATCTTATCTAAAGATATTGCCATTTATTTTATCTCCTTTTTAAACAGACGGTGCATATGTTATTTCATTATCAAACAATTGAGTAGCCAACGGTGTATCAAGTATAGCCGAATTACTAAATAACTCAAATTTAAAACTAAATCTTTTTATATAATTCTCATTATCTAAAATATCAGATAAATTTACAATACTGTAATATCTACCAGTACTCGCATTGTAACTTTCTAAAAATTGATTAGCCAACCTACTATTGACTACAGTTCTCATAATCTTGGCATTTTTTTCAGCCAAATCACCATAAAAATCTAATTGTATTATATTTATATCACAAGCAACTACCGAATAACTCTCAGTGTCTTTATCGTATAACTCAATAGGTCTCCCCGTTGTGTTACTGTCTAATTTTGTTATTACTATAAAATCGTTGTCTTGCGGTATAAATGAATTATTTTGAAAGCCCTCAAATATGTTATTTTTATGTGTATATAACAGATTATTACTTTTAGTAACAGTAATTGATTGACTTATTGTTATTGTATTGCTTGTCTTGGCTGTTACAAAACAAGGATTGGGTATATTGTCGCCTATTATTACATCATTTATATTTATATTAGTAGTAACTATATTTGTAATTATATTACTATTTGTAGTTAAGTTCCCATTACTTTGATTGCCAGTAAAAACTACTAGCATATCATAAACTCCAGCCAAATTATCTGATGTTATATTCATTGTTGGCATCCTATAACACTACTCCAACCCGTAGCATATTTACTAATAACTTGTACTATCTTATACTCTAAATTCTCACACACAATATAGTCCCCAGCCTCTGATAATGCTTTATTAAGCCCCGTGATTGTGTCTGAATTAATATAAAATTTTTTATATATTTTTGTTAAATTAATATTGTTGATATGCTGTAATTCTTGTGTATTTGCTAAATAAACCCGTGCTTTTGTATTTACAGTTATATAAATTGGTGTAATAATGCCTTTATTATTTATATTACCGTTAAATAATTTCAATATAATATTAAATTCAGGTGTTATATTATTTAACACAGGTGTTACTATTTTATGCAAATTTAACCCAGCCATCATATTACCTCGTATGATACTGATTTTGACATTTTGCCAGTATGGACTAAAGGCTTACCAACTCCACCTTTTATCTTGATAGTTAGTGGATGGTTTGCTTGAAACTCCCCGTCTTCTATCATTTCACGAATAGCACCTTCTACAATTTCACCAAATACATGTAGAACTTTATCTACATTGTATTCATATTTAACTATTAATTTGTCTATTAATTTCGCCCATTTGTTCTCATTTTCAGTTGCTGTACGATGCATAAAAGGTCGGGGCGGTATTGTAATAAACTTAGTGCTATCTTTTAAATGAAAGCCGTATTTATGAAACAATGCTCTCGTTTTATCAGTAACAGGCACTTTAGCCCCGTATTCGTTAATAATTGCTATTTTAGATATTTCTTTTTGCAAGAAACCCACATTTAGCATTTGTTTATTAGTAGCAAATTTACTAAGTTTATTTAATAAATCACTATTCTTAACTCGTTGTACTTTACTCACCGTAAGCCACCCAAGTACTCCACCCCAATTGTTGTATTACAGCCCAACACAACGCACCATACTTGCTTTGGTTCCACCAAGCACTTGTCCGTGTTACTTTAGTGTTGAACTCAATTGAGGTGCTAACATCTCCCTCATTAGCCGAACTAATTCTACCTACCAAAGACGCACCCGTACCATCAGCACCATATATTGTACTTAATATATGTGCTAATACAAGACACGCCCAATAATACTGTTCGTTTTCATCGCTGTATCTTTGAATAGCCCATTGATAAAAACTTTTTGCATTATAGTTAAATAAATTAGTCAGTTTTGCATCAGCAATCGTTGCAAATTCTGGATAGTCTAATTTAAAATTGGTAGGATTGAATGTTTGCATTATTTAACCTCTTTTACCAACCCACCGCCGTCATATTTTATTACATACTTTTTATCATCAGGATCAATTGGATCTGTAATCATTTTTTCATTTGCTTTATCTTCATACTTCGCTTTTGCTGATTTGTCTTGTTTGTCAGCATAAATATAACCTTGTGCTAAAATGTGAGAATATTTTGTTTTTATTTCTTCCCAAACATTATCTTCCACATAAGTCATACCGTAAGCCTCGCTAAATCCAAATTGCACCGCTTTTAAGTTAGCCCCTTTAATAATAATAGAGCCACCATTTGTTAAAGGGAACTCCACATCCATATATTGCCTATTTAATTAAATACCAGTCATTGTTACAATCGCAGCAGGTAATTTGATAATAGCACCCGCAACCCCTGAACTTACTTTTTGTTTTATTACACTCATTCCTACCACAGTATTGCTATACATTGCTTGGAAAGTAAAACCATTAGCTATGGTTCTTTGTATACCCCTTTCGGTGTTTACTTGTTCTAATATTAATTGAGCCAAGTTACCACTATCAGCGTCACTTAATTTATACTGTACCGCCGTTACTATTTTTATACTTGGAAAGTTTTCTTTTAACCAAACTAAAACAGTTTGACCTAAAGTATTCGGAGTTGTTAAAGTTGCTTGGTCTTCCGAAGACATACACAAAATCATTGGTACATTATTATTTAAACTTACATTATTTGCTAATTTACTTACCAAACTAGCATACATGGTTCTAATGTCAGCCGTTATTTCTTCATAAGTTTTATATTTCCATTTTGCACTTGATGGTTTTTTAGCACTTGCAGGAGAAGGTATAGCGGGGTTCAAATCACTATCATTTAGCAAACCTCGAATATCATTACCTCTAGCAAATCCATTGAAAAATATATCATTTTGAACTAATACCATTTTTGTCGCTGCACCTTCTCTTTTTTGAGACACAATATCTATTTTTGCAGCCGACATCATAGCCATTTCTCTTTCGCCCCAATCAATACCGGTACTGTATAAATACACGCCTCTATTTTCATAATTTAAATTGACATCAGATCTTGCTGGTTCTTCTCTATCATCATAATCACTAACACTACCACTGAATGCAACTGTTGGGAATGAAAGTGAGGTAGTTGATAAATCACCTTGCTGATAATCTTCAGCAATTTCTCTAAACGCTACTTTTTGAGTAATCTGTTTGATAATTTGATTTGCATAAATAGTAGTCATAAACGCAGGAACGCCAGAACTTGGAGTATTAAATAATGCATCTACGCTATCTAATGCCATTCTTATATCTAATGCTTCTTTGTGTGAATTGGCTAAATATTGTGGATTGTCTTTAAATATAATTTTTAAATTTTGTTCATTATAATTATTATCCATTGCCATTTGGCTTGTTAATTTAATTCTATCTAAATCAATGTTTCTCATTATTAAACTCCCATTACATCAGATACATTAGATATTTTTACTAACTGTCCCGCTGTCAATTCAGACGGCACACTAATAAATTTAAAATTGGTTTTTGTAACTCCAGATTCAGGTAAAATTGAACCGCCATCAGCCGCTATTTCGCCAGTAGCATTAATAACATATACACTTGAACCAGTAGCTACAGGATTAGAACCAATTACTGTAACCAATTTTGCATAAAAAATACCACGGTTTGCAATTTCACACGGATATTTATTAAGTATAGTCAAACTTGAATTGGTTGTAATACCTTGTGTTAAATTCACATTTGAATTATTGCGAACCACAAACCCCGCTAATTGTGTGTTTGTGCCTTTTATTTGTGCTACTTGATTATTTGTATTTAACACAAACCACGCAAATGTACCAATTTTAATACCGTTTGTTTCATTTACGCTATACACATTTGTAGGATAAAATACAGTAGTTACAAAACTACCTTCGTAACCTTGTGTTAAATCTAATTGTGCTTCTTTTTGAAATGCCATTTTATAAACCCCTTTCTTTCAATGCGGTTTCTAAATCTATAACACCATTACTATCATATGTTAATTTAGTAAGTTCTTTTTTATTAATACCTAATACACTAACAGCCACTTTCTTCGCTTTAGTGTCTAGTCCATCAAACGCTATTTTATTATCTTTTAATACTTTGTCATACAAAGCATCAGCACTATCAAACGCAGTGCGGTTAATAACTCCAATGTGTTTTTCGCACAACTCTATCGCTTCGTTATATTCACGCAATTGTTTATTTACTTCATTTTTGATTAATAACTTCAATGAATTACTATCCATTGCTGTTTTTTTATCGTCTTTATCTTCTTTTTTTACTTTATATTTATATTCACCTTTCTCGCCACCAATATATTCTACATCATCTTCCGCTTCTTTTTTTTCTTCTTCTTTGTCTTCATCCTCAGCAGGTGTTAAGAATTTAAGAAGTTTCTCTTTTAATTCTGGATCATTTTGTAACATATCCACAATTTTATCAAATTCGCTACCTTCACCAGTCTCTTGGTCAAGTGCTATTTTCTTTTTACTCACTTGTTTTGCTCCTTCTAAAACAATTTTTTCATCATTAATTATTGAACTTGGGTTTCTTGGATTTTCTACTTGTGCTACATGATTAGCAGACAATTCAGTCATAATTATGTCATATGCTTGTCCTTCATGCACCCCGCTTTTTATCACGGGAGTATATCTATAACCCGCAGATAAACCTTTTTTACCACGGGCTTCTATTTGCTCCACGGCTTCTTTATCCCAGAGTACTATCGAACATGTTAAGTCTTTACCATCAAAATTAATATCGCTTGATAATGTCCCAATAACATTACTTTTCGGTATATCATCAGCATAAACTACTAAGTGAGTATCAAGTAATGGCATGTCTTTAAATGTGTCTTTGGCTTTGTTTATTTCGTCGGCAGGACGGTATAGTTTATATATTTGGTCGGCATCTAAGCCTAATGATTGATAGTTTGGTATTTCTCGCCCAAGGTATTCAAATACCCCAGCGGATGTGATAATACAATTCGCTATCCTTGTGAATTCGTTGTCGTCAATTGTTCGTTGGCTATCGTTAGCAATGGTATGCTCCATATCGGCACTAACCACTTTTTCTAACACAGCCGTTGCATATGCATATTTATTACTGATGTTATTTTTTTCAGCCTGTAAAATAGCATTATCCCATATCTTCTCTAACTTTTCTACAGATATGTTTTTTTCTTTACTTATCTTTTCAATTAAATTATTTGGCATTTACCTTATCTTTTAACAAAAATAAATGCCTCATAATTTTTGGAGAAACTCGAACCGCTTCACAGCGTTTTGAGGCATTTGTATTAATATAACATAAAATCAATTAGTTGTCAAGTATTTTTATATTTCTATAATCGGTACGCTGTAACAATTACAGTTTATCTTTTCAGCAGGTTGTATATATTCACCATCAATATAACAACCTTTTTCAATATTATACACTTTATTATTAGCATTTAAATGTGATTGTCTTGGTTTTTTACTTGCAGTGCTATGCTTCCATTTTGCTTTAGTAAAGCCTAAGTCCAATTGCCTCGCTCTATTTATTACATTAGTAGAGTAGTCAAGTTGATTTTTAGCAATTGTTTTTACTCTTTTTTTACTTATTGTATTTATTTTTGATAATTCACTTTCTAAATAAGTAAAATCTCTACCTTTATTTATTGCTTCAAACACCGCATCACTTATTTTTTGTTGATATTGATTAGGTATATTTGTAATTAAATCTATTTGCTGTTGTATTAAATTTTCATTAGCAATAACTAACCGTTTATTTTCTTTACTAAAATTTACAGTTAGTTTTTCTGATAATAATTTTATATTACTATTATTCACTAATTTATTATGCTTATCTATTTGATTAATAAACTTATTAGCAATTAGTGGGGCTTTTTTTTCAAATAATTGTACCCATTTTTTAAATAACTTTTTAATTAAATTATTTATTGTTTTGGGTGCTTTATCTAATGCTATTTTATGCTCTTGTTCTATATATTCTAACTTAATATTAATAAATACATTTTCAATCATCATATCAATTAATCGTTGTAACGCTCGTTTATACTCAAGCCCAATGCTATTATTTGGCTTGATTGCTTTTAACTCTATAATCTTACTCATTGTCTTCAATTTCAATATCATCAAGATTATCAGTATCTAAATTAGCATAACCATTATCTTCGTTGTTAGCAATAACTTCTCTCACTTCGCTTGTAGATAATATACCAGCCTCCACTCTGTTTTTTTCAGCCTCAGAGTTAAATTTATCTATTTGTGCTAATTCTAACTTATCAGCCTCGTATAATTGCCCAAACTTAATATCTATGTCATGGTCTATTTCAATACCTTCATTTAACATTATCATATGCACCATAGACATCAGCACAGGTTTTGCCATACTTTCTCTGTAATTTTCTACCAAATCATACCAATTGCGGTGGCTACTTTCATCATTCGTACTAAAGCCACGGGGTGCTATTCCCAATAATTTCGTTGCTGGTACTTGTGTTATTGTACACAAGAACTCAATATACCTACTAAGCAAATCATCAAGTCCGCTTACAGCCATTTGCGTTTGAATAACCTCTTCTTCGTCTTTTGCAAATATAAAAGCCCCGAAGTTATCTCTACCATTAATAAATGATTGTATTCTTGCTTTTGCTTGGACTGGGTCTGTCAATGCATCGGGTGATAAACCAACTAAGCAAAGATTATATCGTTTGATTATTTCTTTAATCTCTTCTCTAATTTCTTCTACATCCATTACAGCCTGTAGTATTTTTTGTGTTAGAGATATACCATAAAACCAATAAACAGGTTTAATAAGTGTAGGTACAGGATTAAATACTACCTTAATCATCCTACTTGAATGAGTTTCTTCGCCCATGACTGTGTACAATTCAGGTTTGTAAAAGTCTTTCTCTTTCGGTTTGTTAAAATTCACAGCAACGGGACTACACCATTGTGGCTCTATCACAGTAAAATACTCAAGGCTACCTTTTGTTATTGAAGTTGCATCATACTTTATTTTTTTGCTTTGTTTATTTTCATCGTTTTTTAGTTTAGTGAATATTTGACAACCACCTAAACTTACCGCTGTTAGCAGTGCTTTATGTAGAATTTCTTTAACTTCGTATTCTTTTATTCTGTTATTTAACAATTTAATTAATTCGCTTTTATCTGAACCGTCCTTACTCACCAACTCAAACCCACCTCGCATTATTTCATCAGCATATACTTTACAAGCGTTGTATATTAATGGCACTTGTTGATATAATATCAATGCACCCCAACCTACGAATTGATATTCTTTAGTTAGTTGCGTATCATACACCGTTTGATATAAATTACCGAACATCGCAGGGTTATTATCCATTGCCATTTCTTGTGATTTGGCTTGTGCGGTTTTTTGCTGGTCAAATGCAGTTATGTATTTATCGTTAAGTTTATATTCTTTTTTTTCTTTATTTATAGTTGCATATTGTTTTTTTGTATTTTCTTGTTTTAATTGAGGTATATCGTACTCAATCGGAGGTATGAAAATACTATCTTTGTGTAATTCTTGTAATATTTCTTTTATTTTTTTAAACATTCTTAACTCCAAAAGTTAGGGTTATTATATAATGCACTCAATGGTTTTTTAGCCTCGCTAATCTGTTTATATAGTGCATATCGCAACGCATCTATTAAATGATCGTTTGCCTCTATTATATCAGTTGTGATTTGGCTTGTGTTCTTATCAATTTTGTATTTGTAATTATATAACTCGTATATCATATTTTTACAACTTGGATTAACTATAATTTGTTTGCCTTTTAGATATTCTATTCCCGCATTTCTACTACCAGTTCCTTTTGTAGCACCCTCACAAGTTAGCCCATCATGATTAAGTTGTGCTATTAGTCCCGGACTTGCATTATCGCAATAAAATCGTTTATTAATAGCCTCTGGCATTTTTTGTTTTATTAATTCAGCATATTTAGTTATTAATAATTTATGTTCATATATTTCTCTATTTATATAAATTATATCATCATTTAATAAAAATACTTCAATAATTGCGGTCGGGTCGGTGCTAAAGCCGAAATCAAGTCCATACAGTGGATATACTTTGTTATTATTATATAAAAAATCTCGTGTATTGTGTATAATATTTAAATCATCAATCTTAAAATAACCTTTGAATACCACATCTTCCGTCATGCTAATCGGCTTACCGAGATATATATGCTCGTATTTAGCATAATCTTTTTGCTTCATGTACTCAATTTCTTCAAGTGCTGTTTGTGATAAAAATGGATTATCAGGATAGTTCATCTCAATTAATAAAGAATTGGGTTTTTGATTAACAATAAACCGCTGATATGTATCTGATTGTTCTTCCCGCGGATTAAATGCTATTATTATTTGGCTGTTTTCTTTACGAATGCTGGGTATCAATACATCCCAGTCAGTCGCTCTAATAGTCTCGGCTTCTTCTACAAAGCAAATGTCAATATTTGATATTGATTTGATCGTGTTTATATCTCTTGCCAAACCTTTAAATATAAACTTAGTATTTTTGTTGTATTCTTTTTTACCCACTATAGTATCGTGTTTGACTTCGTAAAATTCAGTTAAGTTTTCTTTATATATAATGTTTTTTAGTTCTGAGTAAGTGCTGTCTTTTATACTTGACTGATATTCTCGTGTAATTAATATAGTCCTGTGCGTCTCAATACCCGCCATCAGCAATCGTAAGCAAGTTGTATAAGTTTTAGCACTTGCACGGCCACCGTACAGTACTATATATCGGCAATGGGTGCTAAACATCGGTATTAATTTTTTAGGTATAGTTAAATTCATGATGCGATAATATTAATCACAGGTGGTTTTATTGTTTCATTAGATTTTATACCGTTGATGCTATTCATAATATAAACATCCGCGGGTTCTTTATATGCACTAATTGTTTTATCAATTGAAAGACCAAGTTTATTAATTATATTGCTACAAATCTCTAATTCTTCGATATTACTACTATCTATTGCATTATCTAATTTTTTCAATAACTTATTATTAATAATATTTAAACTATTTAACTGAATTTCTTTTATTTTATCTATAATAACAAATACTTTATCAATAGCCTCTTTAGTAGTTACTCGCGTCTCTTCGTCTATATCTATTACATCCAATGTATTACGAACATGTTCTAATATAACCATATCATCTTGCACCGTTAATTCCCGCCTTTTTTCCCAATTTTCTTTTTTTATTCTGTTATTTATAGTATTGTAACTAATATCGTATTCTCTTGCTATATCTCTAACACTTCTGTCAGTTGTTTCATATTGTTTTTTTATAGCCCCCCACATTACTTTACTTTTAATTTCTTTCATTTTTTTGCCTTGTTAAAATGATATAAAATTCAATATTGTTAATATTATATTGTATTAATTAAATTTTGTCAAATATTTAAC